TAGAGCTATACTGCCCGAAGGTAATACTGTTAGCCGTTTATATATGAATGGCACATTACGTAGCTGGGTTCACTTTATAGAACTACGTAGTGCAAATGGTACACAAAAAGAACATCAACTTGTAGCATTGGCCTGTGCTAAAGCCATTTCTGCTATATTCCCAATGGCCGAAGAATACGTGTCAGAATAATATATGCAAGAGATTGTTGTCCATACATTTCTAGTAGATGCTTGGGCAGAAGATCCTAGTGTGTATGCCTCCGAGCCTCTATACAAATGGGAGACCAGTGAAGCAGGTCAATGGGTTATGAGACATGCTGTGGAAAAGCCCAGATGGGAACAAGCCATCGACCCCAACAATTACAATTATTTTTTTAAAGTTATTGCTAAGTTACACCCTGAGGATTTAACTTATTTTTGTTTAAGATGGCTCTGAGTTATAAAACTGGTCCAGTATTAATAACTGGATTAGAATTTGTTACAAAGATTTGCTGATCCGGCTCTGGTACTAAATTTTGAATTTCTTCCCAATTTGGTATTCCGGCTGCTAGTGCAGCTTTCCTTTTAACTTCGGCTTCTGGTATAAAACTTTCTATATATTCATCTAGCTCGGTACCAGTTATATAAAGCCCAGCATCGTTGATTGGTACATTTATTGCTTTATTTCCAAATCCTTCAAACTCAACATATAAATGACCTAGAACTTTGTTGAATGCTCTGATGTGATATTTCATTTGTGTATTCCTTTATTTTATAGTTTTTCCATTGCAGCAAAATTATGTGTCCATATAAATCGGTCCGGCTCGTCACCTGCGGCATAGCATTGATTCTCGCACGATATTGTAGCAACAAGGCCTTTGCCTGCATCGACTACTTCTACAATTCGTTCCCAACGGAAACCATCTGAATCTTTCACCGGTAAGTAATTACCCAATGCTTGTGTGCTATTAACATATGCACCATTTGGTAATGTTAACGGAGTATTGTCTGACACTGTTAATCTAATACCCGACTCACTGATAAGTGTTAATAAATTTTGTTGACTGATTCTATTACTTAATGTTATACCCGGCATCATACCTTGTCTATCGAAAGACAATAACACTAACGGATCTCCGACGTCTATTTCGGCTGCTCTCTTAGTAGTACGTGGCATATACGCATTAACTGCAACACTACCACCACCGCCGCCGCCGCCGCCGCCAGGCCCAGGGCTTCCAACATCTGTCAGATAGCATATGCTAGATGTTACTAATATAACACGTGAATAATAAGTATATAGCCCATAGAAGCTAACAGTAGAAGTGGTCTCTTTATAGACGCTTACTGTAAATGCTCGATTTCCACTTGATAACATTTGATTAACAACAGAGTTTACAACAAAGTTTCCTGAATTATTTGTAACAGTAAACGATCCATTTTCTGCTACAAAGTTCAAGGCAGAAGTATCTGTATGATTAACATACCAATAATATGTACCATTTACAATATTTTGTCCAGTTAAAGTATAAGTAATCGAATTTCCTTCTTCTATAACTAAAGTAGATGCTAGTAAACTATATACCGGTACCGGTGCTGCTGCTGGCGGTGCTGCTGGCGGTGCTGCTGGCGGTGCTGCTGGCGGTGCATAATATGGCGGTGCTGCTGGTACACCAATACTAGTATCAACAATTTTTACAGAATTACTAATTGCAACAACAGGACCATACTGACTATTTGTTCTTAATTGCAATACAAAATACTCCGGGCCCTCATATGCTTGATCCTCTACTGCTCGCATTGGAAAACTAGCAAAGTTATCATTGATAACTACTGTACCCCACTCTTGTGCAAATCCAAAATCGGCTAACGTAACTCCCGGGCTGCCGCCGTTGGCTAATCCCAACGTCCAATAAAGAGTAGTTCCGTTTGGCACGTTTGCCGTTCGTATTTCCCACCAAACTTGAAATTGATTTTCTTTAATAGTTATACTGTCGCGCATTGTATTTTACCTTAACTTTAGATTGATCATAATTAAAAATTACCAGCGCCAGTCGCCCCAGGACCCGCTCATCCAGGATGACCACCAACTTTGCGCCGGTGGTGATGGTGGTGGTGGTGGTGGATAATACGGCGGTGGTGGTGGTGGCGGTGTCAAGCTAGTATCGTAGACTGTAACTGCAATAGTATCAGAAGTTATTATTATTGATCCAGCAAGAGAAATAGTAACATAATACGTTGCTGTTCCTTCTGTTAGAGCATCAGATTTTGAAGTTACCCCAAATGATCCATAATTACTAGTTACCGCAACCGTACCAGTTACTGTAATGAAGTCGGTGCCAGCAACGGCACCACCACCAGCAGTACGATACAGAGTCCACGTATATGTAGCATCTGCCAGATATAGTCCTGTTAGTATTACATTAAATGAAGCACCTTCGTTTATTGCAACTGTTGTTTGCCCAATGGTATTAAAATATACATAATATATCGATGGCGGAATATAATTTTGATCTGAGTGTCCCTCGATCCAATAAAAAGGTAATCCATACCCTGGGTTAACTGATGTAACTAGATTGACTGAAATTCTGCGTAATCCACTTGGATCACAATAAACTATAAGCGGTGCGCTTTGAGAAACTAGCCCACTTCCAGCAGGAATAGAATTATAGCTAGTGGCGGACATTTTTATTTTAAATGTATATGTAGTACCCCCGGGAATGGTAACATATCCGGTTTGAGTTAAAGGCCAATAGTTATATCGACTATACGGAAATTCATCAGGATCTAATCCAGTTACTCTATTAAATAATGCGGTATCTTCTTGTATCAGAATATCGTTGCCCGGTGATACTTCTCGATATATTGAATATAAAATTGTTAAGTTTGATCTAACAAAGTATTCTACTACAATTTGATAAATTAGATTGTTACTAGTTGGATTATTAATAGTAAAATTAGGAGATGTTCCATTTAATGTTGGTGTAACAGCACCTATACCGCCGCTAACTACAAACGATCCACCAGGAGACGTTCCTAATGATCCCAACCCATTTAAATTTAAACTGGTAGAATCAATTAATATTGGATAACCATAACCTACTGTATACCAGGATGTACCACCAGATACAGAATTGGAATAAGAATACTGTATTCCAGTATAATCTACTGGAACTGTTGAATATATTTCCACACTAGTATCTGCAATAGTAATAATGCTAGTAGTTGCAACTGGTTCTCCGTTTTCGGTAGTACTTAAACTTATTGTAAATTTTTGTTCAGTTTCGGCTAACATATCGGCCCTGGCTTTTAGACCAAATGTACATGTGTCACTCTGTACTAAAATTGACCCTTTGCATGCTTTTGACTTATTACTTGTTAGTTGTGTTCTAATTGCTAAATTTTGAGCATAAGTAGTTGGGCTTTGTGTTTTGTCTGTCTGTACTGCATTACTAAATGTTACATTGTTAACTCCCAATCCGTGTTCCATCCAATAACGTATTTCAACTTCAGTTGGATACGGGTTAGCGTCAGGGTCATCTTGATATGCTGCTAATACCTGCGTTCTCGAACTAACAACATATTGTCCTGCACCACCACCGGATATCAACTTATCTGCATCTCTTTGAGCTGAAATTGTAGATGCTCTTATTCCGGTATATCTAGATACCATATTTTGTTGGAACCCAGCCAGCCCTCTACATCTCCAATCGGCTATTTCTAGCTCAGTTGGAGTAATTGTTGCATAAGGACATCCAGCAAATGCATATATTACTTCCCATCGTGTGTTTATACCAATGAGGTCTGCTCTCTCCTGTAGTATCCCTAATTGCAATGCAGGGTTGGCCGAGTTTGCGTTTTGAATTGCAATTATAAATGTATTGTTGTTTATTCCCAATCCATTGGTCATCCAATACCTTATATCATTTTCACCTGGAAACATTTGGGCCTGATAATACTCGTTATAGGCCTTTAACACTGCTGCTCGTGTAGCTAATATAGCTTGTCCGGTTGTGCCTGTTGAATCTGCAATTCGGGCTGCATCAATTTGTTGTGCAAGTGCTGGATCTCCAGACCTGATTGTTAATATGCTGTAGTTAAATGTAGATAAACCATTTATCATCCAATAATCAATTACTGCATTAGACGACGGTTTAAGAGGTGCAAGTGGGTTACTTGCAAATGCGTATAACACCTCAAATTTTGTTGCTGCGTTAGAAAAGTCTGCCGGTTGTGTAGTGATATGATTAATACGCCAGTATAATCTTGTTCCGTCGGATACTCCAGTGGTACGTATACTAAAATTTGCTACATCACCTTCGTTGACACCAGCCGGGGTATTGGTAAATTCGTATGTTACTTTTGAAGTATCAGCAATCAATACCGGTCCTTCCAATGAAGATTGTTGTGTTCCATTGTATACAACTGCAATAGTAACATATTCCTCTCCCTCTGTTAACATATCTGCCACAACTGTCAGACTTGCTAGTCCTACTCTTCCAACCATTGGAACAGTTTTTGTACCTACAACAAAATCCGGAAGAGTTGCTGTAGACGGAGTAGAAACTGTTATCTGAGTTAAATTAGTAGTCAGTGCAGAAATTGGTACATTTCCAGGTGCTAACACTTCAAAATTTAATGTGTCACCTTCACTTACTCTGTAAATAAAATTTCTAAATCCAATTGCATCATTATTATAAACTGTTGAACTAGCCGTACTATTATCAGCAATAGTGATATTATCGGTTGCAGCAACAACTGGGCCTGTTAAACTATTTTGTCTTATTTCTACAATAAACTGCTCAGCGCCTTCTGTAGTTGAATCTGCAACGGCTGACAGTGCAAGCATTCCAGTTTTATTTGGTCGATCATAAAATACGTCACCAGGTGAATGACCTGCAATAAAATCTTTTTTGTTTGTTAGTGATCTAGGGCCGTCGAGCGCACTTATTGCTGCGTTAGAAAAAAATTCATTTATTAAATTTGCATTATTGACACCCCAACTCATTACTTTTGCTCTATTAACCCATCCGTTTAATCCTAATAGGTCTGGATTTCTGAATAATCCGTATCGTACTGCTGGGGTTAAATTTGTAGTAAATTGATCATTTGATGTATACAAATTAGCACCAATCCATTGGGCCAATGTTAAATCAGCCCCTACTACATTAAACTCTTGACTATATCCGTTTGTGTAAGTGTACGGATCGAATGTAATAATTGTGCCGCCGACGCTGTCGGGTCTGTCATAGAAATTTGATCCAGACTGGTTTGCGTCGGACAAAAGTGTTTTATTAGAAGTTAACGACCTAGAATAATCGAGCTCTGTGCTTACTCCTTTAAAAAACTGATTAACTAAACTTACATTGCCAACACCCCAATTATTAACCGTTGCCCCTCGTACCCAACTTGCTAAACCGGCTGCATCGGGTTTTCTAAATAATCCGTATTTGGTACCGGTATCTGTATTAAATGTACTATTTGATTGATAGAGATTTGTTGCTATCCATTTAGCTAAAGTTATTTGACCAGCGTTAAAAGAAAACTCGGTTGCAAAAGACGTATCAAAATCGTATATAGATTTAGTAACAGTACTTGCCGTAATTATCCCAAAATCATTTCCCACCGGGTGTGCAGATACACCCGGTGCTTGTGCTATATTCCAATACAATGTTTCGTTACCAGTCGAATACCTTGACGAAACTACAACTCTAGTTGCATATTCATTTTCATTAATAGTATTAATACTACCAGGATTGTTAGATGATTCAGCAGCACTATATGATTCCAAAGAAACACTATTAACATTTTTTAAACTTATTATCCAATGGTCGGATGCAACCGATGCTTTAATTTGTTTTAATACAAAATTTCCGTTCACGTCAGTTATTTTGATAGTAACATTACGCTCTAAGGTTACATAAGTAGTGCCTGTTAATGTTCCATTTGGATTTAGTGTTATACCCGATGGTAATGTTCCTGCATGTACTGAATAAGTGTAAGGTGCTTCGCCGCCCGTTGCTGAAAATACTTGTGTATATGGTTCACCAATGGTAATAAGACCCAGCTCAGCAGGAGAAACTGTAACAGTAACTGGTAATACATTAAAGAGGTACGATCTTGTTCCGCTATTTTGATATCCATCTGTTGCTTGAATTGAAAAAGAGTAATTGCCAATTTCAGTTGGCCTTCCGGCTAGTGTACCGCTTACTCCGTTAAATGTAATTCCCGGCGGCAATGCGCCGGAAAATACTATCCATGTATACGAAGGAGTTGTATTGGGCAAATAAACACCACCAGTTGCTGTTAAGACCTGGTTATAAGTTGAGTTTATTTGTATAGAAGCAAGTATAGCTGTATTAGGAGTAATGTAAATGCTTACTTCATTAGATAAAAATGTATAATTTGCAGTTCCATAATTTCCATCTTTATCTGTAATTTTAACAGTTATCGATTTACTTCCCACTACAACAGTCGTTCCTGATACTACCCCAGTTGCTGGGTCTAACAATATCCCAGTTGGAAAAGTATCATCACTTATAACAGACCAAGAATAAGGAAGTGTACCCCCGGTTCCTGTTATTGCTTGAGAGTATGGTAATTTTTTAAATGCCGGAGGTAGAGTAGGCGGACTTACTACAACACTAATACGATTTATATTAATAATATAAGATTTAGATCCTGTATTACCATTGGAGTCGGTTGCTGTTACTACTATGGCAACAGGCCCTGCATCCTGAGGTTTTCCTTCAAAATTACCGCTTAGGGTTAACACCACACCTGTTGGTAATGCACCTTGAGATATAGTAAACTCATAAGGAGGAAGGCCACCGGTTGCAGCAACCGATGTATTATACAATAAATTTGTATACCCTGCATTCAGTGTTGCAGGGAATAAATATATTCCCGGCCCTGTTACAGCCAATTGATAAACAGTACTACCAAAATCTGTATTAACATCAGTAGCGGTTACTGTAAAATTAAATACTCCTACTTCTAAAGGAATTCCTGTTAAAATTCCGTTAGGTAACAAATCTAAACCAGTGGGCAAACTTCCGGTATAAGAAAATTGATATGGCGCTGTGCCACCGGCTCCTGTTAATTGCCTCGAATATGCAACCAATCTAATTGGTTGTACTAATGTAAAAGGTAATACCGTAATAGCAACACCAGTTCCAGCTTGACTATTATCATTAATTAAAATAGTATCAGACGCTGCCAAAACATTGCCAGTTTCGCTATCTTTCCTGAGTTTTGCAATTATTTTTGCTGCACCTTCAGGAAAGCCATCTGCTACTATTGTTGTAGTAAATATAGCTGTTTTAGCAGTTAAAACTACATTTCCCGATAACGAGCTCGATGCGAAGTCTGATACTTTAATGGTCATAATCAATTATTTATTAAGAGGGGAATCCGTTAGTTTTAAACACAAATATTCCATCTACTAGAGTTCCATAATCACCATTTGCGGCGGTTGCTCTTATAGTAAATGTAGGAGGGTTATTAGGACTGTATACCAAATTACCAGGAGTACAATCACCATATTGGCAATATGTTGTTGTATTTGCTATTCCTTGTATTACAACTGCCCCAAATCCTGACGGTACTAATTCATATCCAGGGGGTAAATTTCCTTGTGATATAGTCCATGTAATTTCACTCGGTGGATTTACAATACGATACGTGTAAGGCACTGTATTGTGCCCAGCAGTCCAAAATACTCCAACTCTTGGTGCCACCCCTGATTCATTTACATAAGTATATGCGGCAGTTAGTCTGACAGACCCGTTTATTGTTAATCTATTGGCAGGTGTGTACGGCGACGGTGGGTAATACGGAGGCGTTGGTCCCGGAGTAGGTGGTGGTGGTGGTGGTGGCGTATTTGTTGTTTCGTGGTCAACAATAGAATACTGACGATCAATTGAATTACCATATGAGTCGGTTGATCTTATAGTAAATGTATAAGTAGCAGCAACCCCTGGATTGGCATTTGGTGTTATTAATCCACGTTCTGTTAATGTTAAGTTGTATGGTAAAGTTCCTGCAACAACCTGATATGTATAATCACCTATGCCGCCCGACGTACTTAATTGTGAATTATAGTACGGAGACAAACTTGGACCTACTAGATAAAAATCAGGCAAAGAACTTGGAGTTAGTATTAAAGTTTTACCACTAATGCTAATAGTATAAATCCTAGTGACTGAATAATTTGCTGTATCTATTACTTGTATCGTAAAACTAAAAGTCCCTGTACTAGATGGTCGGCCAAATAAATTGCCTGTGGGGCCTAGTGTAAGACCATTTGGTATTACTCCCCCAATAAATGATATTGTATACGGACTTGTGCCGCCCGTTGCACTAATGGTACTATCGTATAAGTCGCCTCTCTGACCAGTGGTTGCAATATCACTCAATATAATACTGGGTGGTGGCGGAGTTGATGTATCAGATACATTCACTCCGCCCCATGTAGAAACCACTGCGCTATTATAGAATAATTTAACATTAAAAGATTCGGCACCTTCTAATAATTGATCTGCAACTATATGTATACTAGCAATGCCTGATCTTCCATTGGTATCGGGTCTATCAAAAAAGTCAGTACCTTCGTAATAACCAACAGACAAAGTTTTTGTATTGTTTAAGCATCTAGTACCATCTTGAATTGTACCAGGCGCCCCTGTTCCTAATTCTGCTTTTAAAAAGAAAGCATCAATGAAGGCTTGATCACTTACGGCTAAATTATTATCTTGTGCATATCTAACCCAATAGCTTAGTCCATTGGCATCCGGTTTTCTATAAAGACCATATCTGATTCCGTTTGATGTGAAAAAAGAATTATTAGATAGATAAAAACTGCTACCGATTGATTTTGCTAAATTTAATGGTGCTCCGGTTATATTGTATTCATTGCTAAAACCAACATCGTAATTGTATATACCGGTGACCACGTCAATTGTTTCCAATTCAACGTCTGACGCATCGGTTAATTTAGGGCCGACTATTCTTAATTGTGATAGTGCAATCTCTGGTACATTAGTAGGCCAATTGATTATGTAAGTTAGTGCCGAACCTTCAGTGACTGTAATTGGGGAACCCGACACTGCGCCTTCACTATAACCAATTAATGATAATGACCATTGGTTAGTTAATACTGCTAAAGAATATGCTTTTACCAATGAATTAGTATTTGCATCAGTTGATCGTATAGTAAAATTATACAAATCAACCACAGTGGGTGTTCCAGACAATACACCAGAACTTGATAGTGTAATACCAGGCGGTAAAATACCAGACACCACTGTATAAGTGTAGGGAGGAGTTCCGCCCGATGATGCTAGACTTCTAGAATAAGGTATAGAAGTGAGCCCGTCGGTTAAAAGATCTGGCAGAACAATTATTTCAACAGGATCCACTAGTAGTGCATATACTTTTGTGCTAGTATTATTATTGTAATCTGTTGCTGTTACTGTAAACGAATTGATCGTAACAGGTGCAGTGGGAGTACCAGAAATAATCCCATTACTACTTAAAGAAATTCCAGCCGGTAATGCATTTGCGGTTACAGCAAAAGAATACGGCGATTGCCCCCCGGACACAATTAATGGTTGAGTATAAGGTACATTTGTTTTGGCTCTTGGCAAGAATGGTGGATCGAATAATATTACAACTTGTACACACATTACAGTGTAACGTCTAGTAGCAAAATTTGTAACTGCATCGGTGGCTTTTACTTCAAAAACATACGCGCCAGTTACAGTAGGAGTTCCCGCAAGATACCCATTCCCAGTGAAAAAAGTTAGCCCAGTTGGCACAGATCCGTATATAATAGAATACACGTACGGTGCGCTACCACCTGCACCAGTTATGTTCATACTAAATGGTACATTTTTAAATACATTAGTAATTGCACCAGGTAAAACAACTACACTTGCACCACCAATGGTTATTGTGTAAGGTTTAATACCATAATTTGTATTTACATCTGTTGCTCTTATTGTAAACGATCTTGACCCTGCTATAGTAGGAGACCCGCTGATCAATCCTGTGTTAGCCGACAACGTTAGTCCTATAGGTAATTCTGACCCAGCATTTAACGTATATGTATACGGACTTGTACCTCCTGATGCATATGCGATTTGGCTGTAAGGAGTATTAACAACACCGGCAGGTAATGCTGCCGGGTTAATACTAATACCAACATCATTTACAGCAAAAGAATATGCACGAGTTTTGGTTGCACCATTGGAATCAACCGCTTTAATTACAAAATTGTATGTGCCAGGCACACTTGGAGTTCCGCCCAGGTCAGCCCTTGTATCTGTCATTGGCGTTAACAACACCCCTGTAGGTAGAGTACCACTATCTACTGTAATTATATACGGTGTTGCACCGCCGGACACATTAATAGAATATGTAAAAGGTACATTTTTGCTAGCAGCGGTAAAACTAGTTGGTAGTATAGAAATTAACACTTCGTCAATTCTTATAGTATATAAAAATGCATTTGAATTAAACTCAGTATCAAATGTGTTTATAAGAAATGTTTTACTTTCTGTAACTGTTGGTCTGCCTGCTATTAACCCATTTCCGGTGAACAAAGTCAAGCCCGACGGCAACGATCCTCTTCCAATGGCGTATCTATAGTTTCCAATACCGCCCGATCCTACTAGCTGAACACTGTATGCTACATCTTTGTATCCAATATCAAGCGTGGCTGGTGATACAACAACATTTACAGTTACATCATCAAAAGTCCAATACAATTTTGTTCCGTTACTAACTGGGGCAGTAACAGTAAATGTCATTGTTTCGCCTTCGTTAAACGAAACTTTTTGCGGATATATAGCATACGGAACAGAACTTGATCCGTAAAAATTACTAATTGAAATTGAATATCCAAGACCGGGGATTTCTACTTCTTGTCCAAACGGATACCCAGTCCTTCCAATTCCAACATAGCCAACTGTTGTTGCCCGATACTCGCTCATGCTAATCGGATTAACTCCGCCAAACTCTCGTTGAACCTCGCTCAACGACAATGATGTTAAAGGTTCAGTAGTCCAAGATTGTATAGTCACTCTAGTATTCCAATTTTAATTTTAAACAGTTTTTTTAAGAGCATTAATTTCAGCTGAAAGTTCTTTAATAGCTTCAACTAATAACGGAATTATTTTTTCATATTGAACTGCTAAGTATCCATTGTCTCTTTCTGTGACTGCTTCGGGTAATATCTTTAACAAATCTTGTGCAATTAGTCCAGCTTCTCTAACAGTTAAATCTTTATCTGTTGCTAAGTCGTTCCAATTGAATGTAACACCATTTAATGACATAGTTTTAGCCAATGCATTGTCTATAGGTAAAATATTTGTTTTAAGTCTTTCGTCGGATGTATAGTATGCTGTTACGTCACCGCCGGCTCTGATAAACCCGGTTGTAGTCAGATTTTGTTGGATTGATACATTACCATAACATTCCACTGTACGGTTACTTAATATACCCATTGCGTTTGCTGATGTTATAGTACCAGTTGGTGTTGTATAGAATACTATCCTGGTAGGGGTAGAAGTTGCGCTCCAATTTTCAGGAGACTCAAAGTTAATACCAACTCTGGCTGTAGTTGCGGAAGTTCCGTTGTATCCTTGTCCTACTAGGCGACCAATTACGTCAGAGGCTCTAACTGCTTCTCTGCCGGCACCAGTTCCGTTATTTCTACGCATTGCTAAAACAGGAGAATTACCAATATTATATGTTGGGCCATTACCACCATAACTTTCAATGATAACTACATTATCTTTTCCATTATCGCCTAATGTATGCACCGAAGTATTTGTATTTGGTGAAGGGCTTGCTAGTGCGCCGCCAATATTGGTACTAATTGTTAATTTGGACATTGGATTTTCTACGCCAATTCCAAAAAAACCATAACTTGGTATAAAAGTTATACCTCTATTTGCCGCAACTTTAAAATCCGGAGTTCCTCCAAAACTATCAACAAACGTTATAAAATGCCTATTGGTACTGGCATTGTCATTGACAATATTTGGCTTACCGGCAGACACCCATTCAGTTGAGTTCCATATCTTTAACTGACTAGTACTAGTTTGATACCAGAGTTGCCCAGTCAATTGATTGTCTGGTGCGTTATCACTAGAAAAATTTTCTGTTAAGCGAATAAAATTTTCATTAAAGTATTGACCATACCCTGGGAAATTTTTTCCTATTAATGCAACACTAGCAGAATTTATATCGGCAAAGCCGTCGTCGACGATAGATAACAAATCGCCATTTGATTTGTATATATTATATGCCATAAAACTTTAACTCCGAGTTACTAGTATTTACCCATTTATTTAGATATATCATTATGCTAATCCTGTTAAATTAGTTAGCGATTGTATTCTTACTGTATATTCAATTTGAATTAATCGATTTAAACTTTTTTGGACTGGGTGAAAAATAACATGTGTTAGTAACTTTCCCAATCCTGCACCAGTTGCGCTCCACCCTTTAAGTCCCAACTCGTCAAACACAAAGGTATCTTCACTGTAAGGACTATTGTCAAATGCTAATTGCCCAGCTGGTTCGCCGTAGTCTAAGAGACAAGTTACCAGAATGTCAGAATATACTGTGCCCGGAATATGACGAACTTCGAGTTTGTTCCTGATTGGGTCGGTGTTTGTTTCATTTGTATCGTCTACTGTTTTAAAAAAAGTAGGGGAATATAAGTTGGAATTTTGTGTATTAACATTTGGTGGCAAATAGTTTATGATACCAGTCTGGTCTACTGTAGTCCCACCATTTCCAAAATGCATTTCATATATGAAATTACTAGATTTATTAGCCAAACCCATTGCTAATGCTTCACTGATATTTTCATAATGTATTGCATTTTTCTTTTCAACTAAAATAATAGGGCGAGAACTATCCGAAACATCGGATATTTTAATAAAACCTTGTATTCCTGGTTGTATTGTTTCGTGTGATTGCATCATTATCCTTTAAATTTATTAAGCTCTACCGTGGGTTAAAACTTCTCCAGATTCTGGATCAAATATTTTTAAAAACCCTTGCACAGCTATACCGGGCTCTTCGTCCGGTGTTTCTACTTTTTTGGATTCCTTTAAAGAATCTTGATCTAACTGATTATTATCATTATTTATCATCTTATTTTTCCAGGTTTATTATAGTCTCATCGACCCAGGGAGATTGGCATTTTCAACTACGGCGCCCAATGAATGCACCATGGGTGTTCCAGTTCCGCCCACTCCTCGGCGCAATTGTCCAAGAACATTGTTACTCTTAGTGTAATATTCAATGAGTTCGCCATTTATAAATATCAAACCAGGCGTAATCGAAATAATACTAGGCGCAAAAAGATTGGTATCATCTGACACTGTTATAGTCAAGTCTGTGATTAATAAATCTTGTGAAAGTGTGGTTAAACTTAGTGGTGCGGTGTTTGATACCGTTTTTATTCCATTCATATTTGTAAATCTTCTATACCCTACACCGCTATCATCCACAACACGTATACTTATAGCATCAAATGTTATGCCGGGTAACATTTCTTCCGGAGCATGACTAAATGTTTCATAAACAAAAGCACCACCTGTTAATGTAATTGAACCTGGCTCAATACCAAACTCTGTTCCATACCCCGAGGTGGATAATGCAATTGTTGCCGATCCTGTTCCGGCACCTACATCTGTCGCTGTAAATTTTAATCCTGTTTTGTTGGCCGATGCGCCGCATAGCGTAAAATCAGTATTACCTATATTAATAATAATATAGGCCTTGCCTATCACAAATCTTCCTGCTGCTATAGAGGTTCCGGTAAATCCGCCGCCCTGTATTGCTGTATCAATTACTACTTCATTTTCTCCAGACAGGGTAGGTCTATCCAACCCGGTCATTAGTCTGGATAATACGTTTGGTATCATTGACGCAGTGGGATTATAAAATGCCGTTACTCGATCATTTGCATTATTAAATACAGTTGGCGACACACTAGTAAATTGAGTTTTATCAAATTTATTTAATGTTCCAATATTTGATTTTGTTATATAACCCTGTCCTCGATATGTTACATATACACCACTATCATAGTTAGTATTTGGGATCCACTGTTGAACTTGGGTTTCGTAAGAAATTCTATCAAATTTTATTGTAGTATTAATTTTTCTTATTTTCTTATTCAACAATCTTGGACTCAATTTGGCAGCTTTTGGCTGTCCAGCTTGATATCTACTCATTTGAGTTGCACCCACTCCACTAACAACTATTAGCGGGGTGGTAGTATAAAAATCCCCAGGAGTTGTAATATTAACAGATGATATTGCACCAGCAATTCTTTGATCTATTACTACGGTAGCATTGGCGCCGTATCCTGTTTCATCGGTGGGAATTATAGATATGTCAGGTGTTACGACTTGTCCATTAGAAATGTAACCAACACCTGCATTTGCTATTTCAATTGAGCCAATTGAATATCCGTGATGGTTATTCCAATCTTGATATTCCGGTTTGGTTGCTAATAGTGCTGCATCCTTTGATGGAAACTCTCCATTGGGACTACGGAATTTTTCTAATTCAAAGTCATAATATGATGGCAAGTCAAAGTCAGTTACAGTATTTGTGTCCAATGTTTCTAAATTAGAATATTTTAATATGTATTCTCTGATTTTTGTTCTGTAAGGTTTAACTTCATTGATATATTGTTCGTACAGTGCTTGTCGATCTTTAACATACGAAGGTAATTGTACCAATCCTTGCAGTTCGTGAATTACCGATATAAAACTAGTTTTAAAAATCCAGTCTACATATCTTTGTTCTGACAGCACATATTCAATTACATAAAATAAAAATTGATTGTAATAAATTTCTAAATCTTTTACAAAAATATCTTCTTTGATACCTTTAAATATATAACGTAATTCATCAAAGTAACTGTAATCGTAGGATAAGAAGTCCATACCCTCATGATCAAATCCTGATGTATTCCAGAATTTAGAAGATATTTGAATAGTGCCCGATTCAATTGCTATTAACTCAAGAATATTATTTTCATTGAATCTATAGATTGAAAATTTACCTTTTCCGTTGTCATTGATCTTAACAATATCACCTACATTAAAACTATCAGTATACGTCAAGTTGTAGTTATCAAAAGTTTTGGTAATTACTAGTGTGTCACTGCTGTGCTCTTCGGAATACCAATCTGTAAAATTCCAAAAATTAGTTGTATTATAAGATTGAATTTTTATTAATGATGGTGCAGGATTAACACCTACACGTTTATAATAAATTGCCCATCTATTTCCGTTATTAATATCTTTACTAACTAAAAGTCGACTATAAAATGCAGTACCAAGACCGGTTCCGGTTCCGGTTGCTTTAAATCTAATACCAATTTCATTTGCACTGGCACCTAATGCAACAAAATTAGTATTAGAAACTTGTGCAATGATATATTCTTTACCTATTACTAAATCTGTCGGGTATATCTCAAATAAGTAATCTAATTCAATAAATCTATCAACAATAGAATCGTATTCGGTCTCGGCAGGGTATGGTTCTGACGCATAAAAATTGTCAGAGTGTACTGTTTCTTTATCAATTAATCGTGATGCAACTGGATATTTTAATAAGATTTGATTAATGAATCCAATTATATTTTCAAGAGCCACTAGTCTATTAGCTATCACTGATTGTATTGGTCTATTAGAAACCCCAAGTCGGTCTGCAGGTAATAAACTAGGGTCTGGTACTAAATTTCTATTTTCATCTACACCGACTAAACTATCAATTATTTTTTTCTCAATACGAGGGTTCATTATTGCATGTTTATTACCCTGTTGAAATAATTCAAATTCACTATGTAAAATATTTTCATTCCTAGACAATGAATAGTCGATATGTAATGCTATTCTATCTTCTAATAGATATTTTCCAATATTAAATAATGCAATTGTTTTATTGTCAAGTAATGCTGCATATGGTATGCTTTGTTTTCCGGGATCTGCAATTATTTGTTCCAATGAAAGTACACTATGTAATTTTGAATTTTTTCCTATACTAGTTTTAGCTCTGACCCAATAATAGTATTTGGTCTTAACTGTCATTGTAATGTCGTCAACATAATATAATGTAGAATATCCAGAATCGTCGGCATATTTTGGAATACCATCTAATCCACTGGAAACATACATAGATGGCAATACATCACTTGATACCCATTCGTAAATAAAAATGTTACTTCCGGTAAATGTTTTACCCCAATTTTCTGCTCTATATTCAATTGGACCTTGCTCGTAGTCGTAATATCTAACCGCTTCTAAATCCCACCAGACTGATCCTATTTGTTGCTCACCCCAATTGAATTCACTATCAATAGCTAAGAAATCATCTGTGCCGTTATTATAAAATGCAGGATCAAGTGATGTAATGAAATCTATATCGGCTTGCGCTATTCCAAGCACTCTTCCTTTAGCTGGATCAATTATATCTAATTTAACAAGAATATTTTTATTAACAGTGTCTACCAAATGCATGCCACGCATGCTATTAAAATCAACCGAAGGCTCTTGTCTTTTATATAAATTCCAAACGGTGTTGATCTGATCGTCAAATATAATTGGTTTAACGCCCGGTCCGGGTATAAGAGAATTTCCTACTGAGGAAACATCACCATAAAAAGTAGGACCAATGAAATATGGATATGTAGGCCCAGAATTATTAACTGTGGCAAAATATGCATATGTACCATTGGGGTAGTCAGGAGTAATACAATATCTTCCATTGTGCTCGTCTAATGTACCATCTTGAGTAAATTCATAATCTTGTGCAAACATACCCATTGGATACATATTTAAATCACATGCCTCAGTTGGTGCTCTGTACGCAGGGTCTTTAAGAACATATCCACTGGTCATTCGTATAATTGGTGTACGAATGTTACTTGGGTTTGAGTGACCATATGGCCCGTAAATTGGATAGCCATCAATTGCAAATCCTAGTATCTTACTATGCCCATTGGGATGCGTCAGGCCTCCACCTAGATATGCAATAGACAAAATCTCCGACTTATACTCTACATCTACTCTGGTGTCGTTGCCACCAATTCCTGTATTCCAGGCCTGAGCAAAAGTAAAGCTTCTATAAAAATACTCGCCATTTAATGTTGTAGTGCCGCCAGCGGCATCTATCATGAAGGAATCGTAATCCGAGTACGACAAGTTATAATTAAAGCCTCCGGGAGTGTTATAACCAGGAGGTGCTGTAAAGTCAGCTTCGATACTACCGTAAATTGGTACACCATTTAAACAAAACCCAATTATTCCGCTTCCGGTATCAATTACAAATGTTGCTGGTATATTTACGCCGGCGTAAATAGGCCATACTCGATTATAATTTTGTTTGACTGCTGTTACGTCAAGTTGTATATTTCCAAATTTATGGTATGGTAATCCAGATGATCTGAATATTATAGAGCCTTTATCAATTCCCCAAAAATTATAAGTTCCGCTAAAATTGCCCGGGTCGCTGCGTACGAATGTATATGCAGCCCAACTTGGCCCATTGTCTTCATCTATCCATACTAAATCCCCAGCTTCCCAAATACTTTTTGTAACTTTAGATTCTCTGAGTTCTGTTGTTTTGTATCTTGATTTTTGTAATAAAAATAAAGTTCCAGCTCCGTATGCTGGTACAGATTGTATTGCTGATACCAATTCGTCGGGTATAATACAAACAAAAGTATTTGGTTCTTCAACATTTAATACTTGATAAAAACCATCATATGTAGAATTTAAATCTCTGACAGCTATCATATCAGCAATCTGTAAGCCATGATCATACAAAGTAGTAAAAACAGCCTTATTGTCTAATCCATAACTAATGCCAAGTACCAGGTTATCTACTTCTACTACTTTGTAAACTTGCCAATCTTTATTAAAATCTTTAGCAACCCAAAGTTTATATCCATTTATTAGATCGGCTAATATTGTTAAATTTAAATCTTTATAATCATTAAAATCAAACATCATGCTATCTATATCGTCGATGCTAATATATCCTGCGGTCTTTATATCAGTCTCAAAATATTCATTCATTGGTCGATTTGAGAATAACGGTAATTTAAAATCTATACCTCTGCTTAGTAAAGCATTTGGTCGAAAGAATTTTACACGTGGTGGCGGAATTTCTGTTCCATTGATTACTGTAAACACTGCTGGACTATCGCGAAACGCCTGTTCGTATAAAATTAATTCAATTGATTGATTTGTTTTATTTGCTCCGTACTCGCCTACTCTTAGTCCCCATTCTTCAAATATCTCTACATTGTTTATTGTATTATCAAGTTGAGCTTTAAATAATGCCGATATTGAATTGAATGTACCCTTATCTTTTATGTAACCTTGATAAAATTTAGATTGAGCAATTTGGTCCATTCCCAAATCTTCAAGATACTGCCTACTTCTATATCCGGTTAATCCATTGCTGAACCCAGCAAAATAACTGTTTATATTTGGAGTGTCTAAACTATATATTGTATCAAACTTAGCTGCATTTTGAGAAAAGTTTGGTACTAGTCCTGCTACAATACTACGATCGGTTATACTCCATACATCATGATTAAACGTATCTGCGCCAGAAATATTTGCAATAGCTGTATAGTTTTGTTTTTTATATTGAATGATATCTGCTTTTTTATAATCTCTGCCAGGGGTCCATTGTTCAATTTTTCCAGTGTTATAAATAAATCCGGGTATGTTTAATGATCCGTCCCAATTGGTTGTTTTGGCTCCAATTAATTTTAATCTGTACTGTCGACTGCCTAATTCTGGTTTATATATAATATCAGCAAACACAGTCGAATTGTCAAATATTAATACATGTTCATATTGAACTAAATGTAGTTCCATATATGCAATAGTTTGTCCAGAAATTATAGTAACGGTTGTGCGCCCCGGTTCTTTTAATACGGTAATTTCATCAGCTTTAATGACATTAAAATTTGGTCCTAATACTTGAGTATTAGAGGTTTGTCCAATCACAGTGTCTACAACTGAGTCAGTTGAAAATAATTGTAGTGTATAATGCACAGGGCTTAGTACTAATACATTGCCTTCTGTCCAACCTTGTAAAGTCCACCCTAAAAATTCTTTCGCACTCAATGCCCAACTTTTTACTTCGCCAAGATCCGAATCGTAACCTTCAAATATAAAACCCTGAGACATTAAGAATCGTTCATACCCGATTAAAAAGTCAACTAATTCCTGCGACGAACCAAATTCAAATCCATACGGCACGTTTACTTTTTCATCGACGTAATCTTTATATATAACTGCACTTACATTAACTACTTCAATTTTATAAAAATTACCATTTATTAAACTAGGTATAACTGTAAAATAAGGAACTTTTAAATTGTATCCATTGATAACGTAACCGCCCGTGGTTTTGGAAATAATAACACCACTATAGGTTGCAGTACGTATAGGAGAACTTTTATTTAAATGTACAATATAATTTTCAGGTGGTATAATAGCAGATTGATTTACACTAGTAGGGCTATATTGTTCTACTAGAGCAGTAAAATAAGATTTGTCACTGTAGCCCGACATCCTATACCCCAATCTGATATCTAGATTATTAATTGTAGTTCTTATTTTTTGTGCTGCATTAATTCCCAAATTGGTTAAGTATCCGTGGATCCAATTTACATAACTTGAAGATCTAGTTATTGTATCTGCTACCATTTCTCCGTTAATTAATAACGAATCCGGAGTTATTCTTTTTTTGTTACTTTTCAACACAAACTGATTTATTGCCGAATCTTTAATGTAAGATGATGTATTAAAAAATAATCCAAAATACTTAGCAGGTTTTAGCAATGCTATTGCCCGGTGTAATGAAAACACATATTCGCTGGTATTTCTCCAAGCAGACTCAACCGGCCCTTGGTCCCCTATTGCGTAACTCTGATTGAAAGTAGTCCCGTTATATTTTTTTACTAAACTAGTCAATGGTGATAATAATTCACCAGTGGCACTAACTGGAATAATTTTCATCAATCCCGGTCTTGCATATTTTGTATTAGTAATACGATCCCCGCGATTATATCCGTATGTTAAATCGGTCCACATTTGAGTATTAGTGTTTGTATATGGGGCAGCACCGTATGTAGTTTCCCACCAAATTGGTTTACTTTGTATTCCTAACATTTCCCACGGATGCGTATGTGGGCGACATGTATCGTAATAATACTGATACACGCCTTTCCAATAACCGGGCAGCTTTTCGTCATTGACCGAATCAGTAGTCTGATTATAGTTCCAACTAAATTCGTTATTGGATAAGAAATATTCATTACTGCCAATGTCCAATTGATTGGTTCCTATCCACTTTAAAAAGTCAGAGTTTAATACTTCATTAAATTCAAGCCTGGTGTAATCATTGTTTCTAAACTTGCCGGGTACAAATGCAAATACGTCAAACAATTCGGGATTGTATTCTACTTTAATGTTATTAAATATTCTTTTTTCAAGTTCTAATAGATAGTCATCTCTTAAGTCATTGAATATTGGAATTCTACTTCCGTCGTGTCCTTGTATTACATTTATAGGTGTTCTGAATGACGAATCTAAAAATTTACCCGGAACAAATTTTGGATACATTCCCATTTTAGTAGGAGTTTCGGGTATGTAACTACCATCAGTATTTTTGTAACCTTTTATTACAAGCAAATCATCTTCGTGCAATGTTACAGCATCGGTAAAATTAATATAAGGATTACCATTGGTAATAGTATATTCGACATCAATAGTTAACAATCTATTATTAATATAAACAAGAACGGCACAATTTGATGGTCCATTTTTTGGATACATTCTATCGCCTATGGACGATAGATATATGTTATTCAATGTATATATTCTAGTTTGTGTATTAATTATTTTATATGTGTCAACTACAACATCGGTTCCCCAGGGAATCATGTCTGAATAATGCCAGGGGAATGTTTGATTTTTTACTCCGTTAATAATTTTTAAAATAGCATCAACCCCGGCAGGTGTGTTGTTACGCGGAAGGTTGGGAGTGTTTACACATAGTTCCAAAAACTTATTTTTAAATTTTGAATATTCACTACGTGCAAGTTCAATACTATTGATAAAATTAAGGTATGGGTCAATTAAAAATAACGATGCATAAATTAAAGGAGAAGAATGTTGTAAAATTAAACCAGGTTGCGCATTGGTATTTAGATCGCGTAAATTATTTGATGATATAGGATTTCCAATTAATCCAATGGTATTTTTTCCAATGGCATCCCAGTGTCCTCTGAATTGTCCTAGTGTAATATTCGTTATTGAATAGTTTTGTGCATTAAATTCTAAGTTGCTTGGAATTTGATAATACCCAAGATCACTAATTGAGTTTTTACTATAAACTAATATATCAATTTTATCATCAGCAAGAACTGTAGTTAATATATTAGCGGCATGTCTAACTCCTACAGTTTCAACAACAAACTCGTTATTTTTAATTAATGTATTATTAACAAAAACTTTTATGTTTGGTTGTATTACCGCCACGTCAGGTAATACATCAATTTCAAAATAATTAGTCAAACCGTCCGACGTTTCCGATATATGTTGGTATTGTTTTGTAGGCTCTGATATTGATTGCCAAACAGTTAGCAAGCTATAAGTATTTCTTCCGGTACGTTTGCTTAAATATCCAATTGAAGAAATATTTAATGTTTTATAATCATATGGTTTATATGTAAATGTATCAGTCTCAAAAGAGTTTACAAAATTAATATCTGATATTGAATTGCCCACTCCAGTATAACGTAATTTAAAACCAAGTATAGGATCTATTGTACTACTAGTTCCTATGTCATAAGAAAATATAGTCGTTCCGGCAAATTTACTTTCAGTATATTTTGATGGGCTAGCTAAACTAATACCATCGCTATCAACTACATCAAATTTAATAGGAGTATGCAGACCTGTTTTTAACTGACCATATACCCATACACCCGCATTTAACCAAAATGTATTTTTTTCGTTAAGTCCTGTCCTAATAACCACCGAATCATTATTTACTGCTGTTTTTATTTTACGCAATACGATCTTAGGATAATTAAATTTTACCACTATCTCAGTGTAAGATGCCATGGCAGGTGATTCTAAAATCATTTCATTATTACTAAAAATTGATTTTATTTTCCCAATGTACGTATTATCTATTGTATATAATAATGTACCCGGTATGTACTGATCTCTAAATGTTGTTCTATTACCGTCTATTATTTTTTCATATACTCGAGTTGTGCCGGCTCGAATAACAACATATCCTGTTCCTGTTCCATTAAATGATGTTGCAGTATTTTGAGATTTAAATTCAATTCTGAATAATGCATTTCTAACGTTACTACTAATATCGTTAGGAAAAATAACCACTTGACCTTCTATGTAGTTCAGACGTTTAATAGATGGGTCATTGACGTATTTGTCATTAACATCGGCGTATGCACTTAATATTTTTTCGCCAGTACCTATAAAATTAGTATCAGCTCTATCTATTATAGCAAGTAAATTTTTGCCACTATTAAATAATTGTAAATCTTCTTCAAATTCAATGATTGGTCTATTGGCTCTTTTGTTTGGATCAATTTTTAATGTTTTTTTATTATATTCAGCTGCTTTTGCAATTGCATCTTCATGAAACCACCTATTACCCCGAGCCCACGCATTTAAATCTGTAGTGGATCTATTCATTAAAATGTAATCGCGTATAGCCACACTAATCGGTATCGGTTGATCCAACCCAACTGTATCAAATGGTTCGTTGTCAAACGGTACCATGGATGTTGTATCAACGCTTTCAACTGATTCTAATAGAGCTATATCTATTAATTTAATTGACTTTCCGACTCCTTCGATGATATATTTAATATTACGATATGAATTAGGAAACACACTGCTATCAAAAACAACTGTTAGGCCATTAGTAAATACCACCCCATTGGGACTGGTATATGTTTTTTTACCCAAGATGTCTGTAGTAACATTAATACCGTCACCTGGGAAATCAACAATATTAATTCTTCCTATTATAGATTCGTTAAGTTCGTCTTGATAAAATAATGTTGACAGTGGTGCAGTAATTGGGGGAGATAGAACTAAATTATCTTCTGAATTTTTAAAAAATTCTTTGCCGGCATTTGTTCCATAATTAATTCTAATTTTATAACTCAATGGGATTGATCTAATAAACACCATTTGTATTTTAGAATTTTGATTAATAGTAATTTGCCAAAGACCATGTCTTTTATCTATTGGTACAATATTACCTGTGTAATCAATCCAGTCGTCGGGGTTTGTACTTGTTGATGTAAAAACAACATAGTATTCTTGTGGATACGCTGGCGATCCTTCAATTTGACTTAGTGCATTGTTTCCATTTACCCAGAATTGTCCATCGATTGTAGAGAAAGGATCGCCAATGGCATAATCTATAAATCCCAATAATGGCATTTTAAAATAATAGTCTTGCGAATCCCTTTCGGGCACTGTAAAAGTAATGGTACCAGAATTGGTACCGTTGTTAGTAACGCCAATGATGTTTCTAGTGGAAATAGTTTGATTAAAATCTTTAAAGCCGTCTGTGCCAACTTCGGTTTGTATCCAAAAATTAGACCCAACCTGATTAACATTAAATTTATATACTCCGCCACGCACTAATGTTATAGTTGGATTTGGTGTATTATCTTGATTTATAGTAGAATACCCACCTTCATCATTTCTATTAATTACAAATGTTCTGTCATCACCGGGTGTGCCAGCAGATACAGTAACCGGATCGGTTCCTGTTGGCAACCAGAAATACCTAGTATAGTTAATAAATTTATCCATGTCAATTCTAGGATTGAAACTATAATATTCTGATTCAAACAATCTATTATGATTTTCTATTATACCACCATGAGTTTCGATTTTTTCTAATAAGTCTTGGTAATCTGCATATAAATCAACACCGTCGCTGGTATTTTTAATAACAACAGCTGGTTCAAATTGATAGTTTTCTCTGCTAACTGTGGGCTCGTTGATAAAGTTATCGCTGGGCTTATTAACTGGTGAAAACTTTCTTCCTATAAAACCATTGAACTTAGATATTTCTGGTTCGCTGACCAATTGGTCCAGTGTCGCACCAAGAAATTTCTTATTGGTGTCAGACCGAAATATACTTGGAAGAAGATTTAGTGTCTTTCTGGTTGCCATTGTTTACATATTGTAATATTTTAATAAGTCAAGGATACGCCTTGATTTAATTGCATAGCAGTAACCGCGCTTATAATTTCAACATTTTCAACTGTTGCGGAACTAATAATGATCTCATTTGGCTCTGCATTAATTTGATAAAGAGTACCAAATTTAATTGTACTATCTCTTGGTAGTATAATGATGCTAGCAATGTTAGGGCTTAAAATGTGATGTAGATATGCAGACAATTCGCTGAAATAAAATGTTTCGCCAAAATCCCAATTCTCAACAGCAAAATAATCATTTATAGAATTAATGACAGATACTTTAATATCTGCATCGCTTACATTTAAATTTGGATTTTTTACAACTTTAAATATTGCCTGTAGATTATTAATGGCTTTAAATCCAAAAATAGGTTTGTATATTGCATTTTGAAATACAACAGTATCACTAATTGATTTAATTTCATTTAATCCCGAGTACGAGAGAGACAATTCTGTACTAGTCGGCGGGGATGGTTGAGCAATTGAGCCCGACGTATCATTAATCCATGCTCTATAATCAGCATCATACGAAGCTGTTAATAGATATATATCAATAATATTGCTAACACTAGGATCAATTCTACGTGTATTAGGTGAATTGTGTCTATATTGATAATTTAAATTTTGCCTGCCAACAAAATATTTGTATTTTGTTAAACGCTCACTGACATAATTAGCATTTTCAGTCTTTGAGTGCAAGATTGAATAAAATGCGTCGTCGTCAGGGGCATAAAATAAATCTCCTACTGTATACGATGATGCAACCGAAACAATTTGATCTCGTGTTCCATACTGAGTAGTAACCTGTGAGGGTTCTAATATATCCAAATTAACATATTTTGTGTATCCTGTACTTGTAGTTAATTCAAAAAATACTAATTTACTTAAAGTATTTACACTAGGGTTAACTACTAAATTGAATATGTCCGGATCATCGGGTACACCGTCGTTGTCGGTGTCTGAATATGTTATGTATATTCTACTACTATCGGTGGTGCCATCTGAATTAGTTACTTTGTCCAAAACGTCCCATACAACTGTTTTCCCGATTGGCATCGGCGAATCTGGTCCAGGATTGGTTCCAAGTATTTTTATATGATCGTATATTATACTTGCTGTTTTACTATCATAAACTTTTAATGCCTCATCATAATAAAATGTTGTCTCCATTGGACTATAGAAAACGTAATTAATACCTTTATAGCTAACAAGATATGTACCATTATCGTTACTATAATCAAATTTAAGCGACCATTTATTCAATGATATATCCGTCGGGCTTGCTAATTGCCAATTCTGCATTGTTGAATTATAATATATAGCAAAATTCTTATAAGATGTTATATTATTAACTAATGCTGTTGTGAATCCTGCTCCAAAATTACTTTTGTAAGCTGGTACAATATATTTAATTATAGCTCCTGTGGGTACTTTAGTGTTTAACGATACCGGGCCCGATCCGTTAGTAAAATTACCCAATCCATCATTTGTGCCATCACCAACAACATCAACTACAGCCGCATATAGTTCAAGTTTGTCTTCGGGGCTAGCCGGTGCACCAGTTATTAAATTGTTTCCTGCATTGAAGAAACTACCATTTGGGGCAACAAATCTTATAATGGCACCTGCTTTTAAATATTTTGCCACCGACCCTAATGCTCTCACCGACAGCGGAGTAAACGAAGGGTTAATAAAATAACCATTTGAACTATTACTTCCTACTGTACTTAAATGCCAAGATACCGATGCTTCTGTTGCTTGCCCGACTGTTGTTGCAAAATAGTTAGGATCTCTTGTATCATGGTCGGTTGCTATAAAATTAACACCCGGAGCATTCCTACTGGCTCCTAATAAAGTAAAATCGGTTACACCAACTTTATTAATAATATAGCGTTTACCTGTAACTAATGCAGTAGCCGGCGTTAAACTATTTGATGAATTAACAACTGTTAAATTCTTATAATAATAATGTAAAGAACCCCTATTAGGAATAATGGTATTAATTATTTGATTATATACAACTTTACGAACATCATTTGCAGATACAAAACCAAATGTAAAAGAGCGTATATATTCTTCAGTGTAAATTGCTCCATCTTGTCCAAATGTATTGGTGCTACTATACTTTCCTGTAGTATCCAACATGTCAAGATATCTGCTCAACCCACTGCTAGTTCTATTAATAGACTTAGCTTTAATAATATTGCTAAAAGATGTGTAAGGCAGTATGTTATAATCTTCGCCAGTTATCATACGATTTTGCGTATAATATTGCTGAGGTGCTTTTTGTTTTATTGCATCTGTTGATTCAGTTGGTACTGCATTTACTACTGTGTATTTTAAACTAGCACGGATAGTAATTGTTTCTGGCCTATTTTTTCTACTAACATAGTTAATAGATATAGCAATTGATCGCATCTCGTCGGGTGTTATTTTATAATTCAACCCATTGCTAGTTCTGTAGTATAATCTGAAGTCGCCTTGCGGTACATTTGAGAATGCCCCATCACCGAAAGTTAAGTTAATTTGATCTGACGCTCTGGTACCAATTTGATATAGATTTCTATCCTTAACTTTGTTGTATATAATATTAATACCAGTAGTAGAAGGAACAGGTGACCACAATGATTGTGTTGTTCCGTCGCTGTTTAGTTTATATAACCAAACATCATTATTATTAATATTGTTAATGTCGATGTTAACAACTTTATTTGGAACTGCTTCTGGTATGTTGAAGTCAAAGCTAGCTATCTCACCTTGTTTGAAATAAAAGAAAAATCCTGTACTATTACTTGAGTTTCCGTTATTGTCAGTTCTATATAGAAGATTAAATGCCTTTTGATAGTCAGGTGCCGATTCGTATATATACGTTTTGCCTACACTGGTTCCGCTCACTACTTCAAAGGAAGATGTGGTTTCTTCAATTGTTGCTTCGAATCTAAAAATAGGAATTACAGTAGATATATTGTTTATACTGTATTCGTCAGTTATAATTCCGTTTATAACCTGGCTATGGGCAGGTTTTCCTATGATTTGGCTACCAACCAATGCTGCATTTATAATAGTAGTAAACTGTTCTAGCCAATTGTCGTTTGCTGGATCATTCCATGTAATAATAGTATTACTCAAATCAAATGCATTGCTATCAAATAGAGGTTCAGTTGTGCTTACACTTTCAATTTTCAAATATCCACTAGCTGGCACATTTCTTTTAGGATTGTAGCTAACTAATTTTGCTAATTTTAATACGCTATCTCTACGTTCGGCGGTATCAATGAAATTCTCTCTAGCGTTTAAATCAGTCCTAAACGCTAAATTTTGCCCCATAAATGCTAGCAAATCAATTAATGCAACAAATTCACTGCTCTCTGTAAAGTCGTTAAAGTCTTCAGGATAGTATAATTTGATATAATCAATCATACTCTTACGCAATGTTTCAAAGTCGTAGGTAGTAAAATCAGCCTCGCGGAAGGTTTGATAGATTTTTTTCCAGTTTTCTGCTGCAAGCAGTCCGGTTTGTCGAGATATAATAGCCATGTTATAAGACTCTGTTCATATATTTATTATGTAATAAAAGTGGGTTGTTAACTATAAGTTAATTGATTTGACGCTCTACTAAATTTTAACGCCATTGTTCCGGTTTGATTTGTTAGTACATAACGGAGATTTAGGTTGATCTGTAAACCATGTTCAAACTCAGTTACTGATATTCTGTCGGCTGAAATCCTGGGATCATAGTCAATAATTTCCTTGACGTCCCGAGATACTAAATCTTTGATGTCTGGGGACATCGGTTCAAATAAAAGTCCCCAAATAATTGTTCCAAATTTGGGATTCATTAACTTTTCGCCTTTACGAATTGAAAAGTGATTGAATAAATCTTGCTTAATTAAGTCAAAGTCAACTAGCGTAAATTTACGCATTCTGTTGTAGGTACTAAATCCTTTATATGTAGTCATAATAGTATTTAAGTTTTCTTGGCCAGCACGTTGGATGCATATCGACCCATGTTATAATAAGAAGTCCCAGTGGTTCCGTTAGCATCTGCGCCGCCTCCAGTATTCTTCCATTTTGTTGCATCGCCGGCTCCTAGTAGGTGACTTGTTGCTAACATGCCAGATACATGTTCTTTACTGTCGCCCGGTTGAACGCCTCCGGTGTTTCGTAAACTAGCATAATTTTTATCTAGTAGACCATCCATTGATTTCTCCTGTGCATCGTGATTACGTAAAAAGTCCTCTTTAGAGTTTACACCGCCTTTTCCGGTCCAACTTGAAGGATAATTAACGGCTTTTGTTCCATATTTAGCGTATGCATCAGGTTTAATATATCCTTCATCCCTTAATGCACCTGCACCAATTTGATATTTTCCTAAATAATTTCCTCTATTAGCTTCTACTGCATCATACCTGCCACCACTTTCGTTATGTGCTATTTGTGTTTTTAGTGCTTTTTTATCTATAGGATCTAGAGGACCTACCCCTTTATTAGGAGTTGGGTTATCTTTACTATACATAGAAGAAGTTGGTACTGGATTTTTAAGTCCTTGTGATGCAGCAGAAGATGGTCCGGATCCACTACCAGATTGTCCGCTAACGACCGGGTTTCCTTTACTATCTGTTTTAGCGCCGCCCTTGCCTGTGCTTAGTTTTGAACTGTCGCTGCCACTACCGCCGCTACTACTGCTGCCACTGCTACTGCTACTACTGCCGCGGCCTGCTGCACTTCTTGCTCCGCTAGCTGCCGGGCTTGGTTTTCCACCTTTGCGAGGCCATGGTTCGTGTGTCGGTACAACACTTGCTATACTTTTTAATGCTGAGGCTTTTGTTTGCCATTGTCCGCTGCCGTCAAGTTCGGCTTCGTTTACATTGTTAACAGTTATTTTAGTCGGCTTTGAGACTGTTGGTCCTTCGCCAGAGTTTAATTTTATTAAACCGGCCGACATTGTTAAAGTAGGACCACATTTGAAGCTACCCGCTCCAGATGGATTTATGTCAATTGTAGACTCGCTTCCAATTTCAACCCCATTGCCAAATATAGTAGTCTTAGCACTAGAAGTTGATGTTATTAATTCGGATTCTGATTGAATAGATGTTTTAGCAAATAAACTAAATTTACCACCCACATTTATTTTAAAATCTTTGTCAGCGTGGAAATTGAAATCGCCTTTTGCCCTAAAATTTATATCTTTATCACTGAAAATATTAACATCGCCTTTTTCGGTTAATTCAACCCACGCCGTGCCTTTACTATTACCAATGTAAAATATATCCTGAGAGTCATTCATTATAATTTGATGACCACCCGACGAGCGTAATCTGAATATTCTATTCTTGTCTGAAAAATCGCCGTCGTCCATTACAAACGTATGCCCACCGTTACGTGTATAAACAAATTCGTCTTTACTAGCGCCCGGAAACGGTTGTCCCGGGGTGCTAATTCCAAACACTCTACTAGGACTTTCACGCTGGCTACTACTGCTCATGACTCCGCGTTCAAGATCTCTATCGAGTCCTTGTGTTAATAAAATTTCAATTTGCGGTTCATGTAACGGTTTCTTTATATTAGTAAAGTCCGACCAATCTTGTTCTTTGTTTTCGTTAAAATCTACCGTTGGCAAAACCGTTGGCTTTTTCATTTTTTTAACGGCGCCGCTATTAATTCCTTCTGTGTCGTAGGTATTTGAACCCGAAATGCCAGGAACCATATGTTGTCCCAATTGCGAAGGTATACATGCAAACCAAAATCCACGTTGTGGATCTCCGGCAATAAAAGTACACATGACAAAATTATCTACATCTGGCGGTGTAAACCAAAATCCGTAAGTGTGTCTGACATCTTTGAATGTATTTTTCTTATTGTCGGGTTCTTGAGATGTAGAACCAAAGAAAGGGCTTGCATAGCTAACAGTTCGCCAATTAGAAACATCGTTTTCGTCACCGGCACCTAAATCAGGAATCCATACTTGCAATCGGCCTTGACGTATTGTATCGTAATTGTTTTTTATTTTTCCTATATATGGACCCGAATCAAATCGTACGCCCGGCGCATCTTCCCTACGTATATAGTCGGGTACTTTTTTTCCTATTCTTCTATCGGTTTTAGACATGTTTGTTTACTCTTATGCTGGGAAAACTTTAATTAAAGATAATGTTTGAGTAAACTGACCTCTTTCAAGAACATTGTCTACTGTCATTACTCTATATGTGCCACTAAACGCTGTTTTTTCACTATTGCTAAAATCATACGTATCAGAACTTGGATTTATGTCTGTCGGAGTTCTGAAGTTAATTTCAACAAATAACTCTCCGCCATCCATAGAGAAACTACCGTGTTTATCAAGAGTTCCTGCAGAATCTTTGCTGTCCTCGGGTTTAAAAAATATATCATCTTGTTTGATATATGCAGGATCCCCTGCTATTTTTAAATTAATATTAATCATATCTCCACGCGAATCGGTAAACATTGATCTAACCAAATCATTTGATGCAACATTTTTTGTATCGTTTGCGCCTTGGGAGGAAGTTGATACATCGGCTTGTGTAGCAACAGTTTTTACATGTTTTGGATCTAATTTATTGGAGCCAGGGGACGGAGTATTTCCTTTATCTTCTTCTTGTTTTTTAGGAGTTTTATCAATTTCAACTTTTTTCAATTTATCTCTATTTGCAGTCATTGCTGTATAAAAAACAACATTAAAATCTATATTAAAATCCAATATGTCTTGATTCTGTCCAGTGTACAAATAATTATATATTCTAGAAATTTTTGTTGGCATCTTCATTGGAGCGTCAGGATATTTTGTATTATGATAATTGGCTTTTTTAACATGATATATAAACTTTTTTTGATAAATTTTTCTAAAATTATCAAATTTTAATATTTTAATTTCAGGAATAACTCTCCAAGATTTTATAACGTCGTCACCGCTTTTACCAACTTGTTCTGCCATATAACTGCTATTTCTTATAACTTGACTAATTACATCAATAATAGAAGTTCCTGCATTAATAGGTATCGCTTGATATTCTAAATCTACTTGCGCGGCAGACCCACCATCTGCGGCACGTTTTCCATCTTTGTCAGTAGCCGACGGATTTGATTTATTTGCCATTGGTGTAGATCTTACATTATTTCTTTTTTCGTAAACAATTATAGCATCACCTATTGCCGAATCAAATTTAAACTCATATATGTCAGGGAATTCTTGATATTTGGCCTCATCTGCTGCCAATTTTTTTTGATAACTATTTAACGCTAGTGCATAACTACCTTTGTCTTTACTTTCACTACTAAAAAATTCTTTAACAGTTTTAGCAGTTACTTCATTGAAAGCTGGTGTTGAAACAGAGTTTGTTTGAAACGCAGCATGATTATAAGGAATACCATGGAACTGATAGCTTGCCCCATTAGATGTTGCCGATATCTTACACTCAATTAATTTAATAGGAATGTATTTTGTATGTCCCGATATTAATACAGACTTGTCGTCGGTGGTATTAGCAAAGAAATCAATTTGCATCACAAATGGCATTTCATTCCAATTTTTTGCGCCAATGGTATCTGCTACGGTGAGTATCTTATCTAGTAATGTCATACCAAACGGTTCTAAAACTGTAAATTGCATATCTATTACATTACTGCCGCGAGTACGTTGATTCATTCCTATTATGGTAGTCATTCTAAAATTATCAAAATAGAAATCAGACTCAAATCCTGCAACACGACTAAATCCACTGCCTTGGCGACCGCCACTGGCAATTAAAACTTTTCCGTCAGGATCGTACCCCGGTTTTAATTCTTCATATTCTTCTGGTTTAATCACATGCAAACTTAAACCATATGTATAGTTAGCATATTCATCTAGTGGATTTCCGCTTGGGCTACCGCCCGAATCACTTGAACTAGATTCTCCATCGGCGTCTACTTTCTGGGATCCACCAGGAGTGCCGTCACTATTAATTTTTGTACCGGCTTCGTCGTAACCGGTTTTGCCAGCATTGGCGCGCTCTTTTGCATATGGATCAATTGGGTCACCGGCTTCGTCGTACCCACTTTTACCTGCATTTTTCCTATTAGCAGCATAAGGATCAATTGGGTCACCGGCTTCGTCGTATCCACTTCTGCCTGCATTTTTCCTATTAGCAGCATAGGGGTCAGATACTTTACCCGATGTTCCTACTGTAGGTGATGCACCTTGCCTAAGCACCCTACCATTGGCTCTATTGTTTACTTGAGTACCGGTGCTCAGATCGCCGTAGCTTGTACCGCGTTGTTTTACTTTTTCATCTTCTGCTTTGGATAAGGCTTTAAACTTAGACTTATTGTCTACAATAGCTTGTTTCCTTTGAGTTTCAAGATATCGTGCATACGCACCGTTGTCAGCCATATTACATTCCCAACGATGAAATTAGTGCATTTTTACTAGGGAGATAAATTATTTGACCAGCATAAAAATCAAATATAGGATCTGCAATAACATTCGGATTTCTTACTGCAAACACCCACCACAGCCCTGACGTATCATATAAATCAGACGCTAACATATCGGGTCTAAATTCGTAAACATAATCAATTGTATATTTAATATCCATTGGATTTTTAGGAATAGGGCGATATGTTAATACATCTAAAAAATTGCCAGTAACCGACGTTGTATAGTACGGACTAGTTCTTGAATATTTTGCAGCCATTATATTAATCCTTCTCCTAGTTGTCCGCCAGTGGCAAATTTACTTAAATCAAATCTTGTTAATGTCGACTTACTGTAAAGTGGTTGTAAATTCACTGTTATAGTGCTAATTGTTGGTATTCGAGTTTGCCCCGCACTGATATAATCAACCTCGGGCGGCATAACATGATTAAACGATGTTACCACACAAGGAACGCCGCCAGATGGAAAATATTGATCTCCGTATCCGGTAAGCCTAACAATCGGCGGTGGAGCACCTGCATTCCTTGACGACCCAAAAAACATTTTGGTAGTTGCCCTAAAGAAATAAATACAAGCTAATACATAAGCTGCTTCTGACCTGTTTTGTGCAGTAAACTCTCCGGATATTTGTATAGGTTGGACTTCACTGTTTTCATATGTATACATTGGATAATTGCTATGTGTATATCTTTGTGCTGAATAGTTTGCTTGATACCCAACAGTAACAGTAGGAGTATGTGGAAATATGACACCACCTGTTCTTCCTAATGGTCCTAATAACCCAGAAAAGTTTGAGATTTCTCTGCATGTAACTTTTAGCCGCCAGTCGCTGCCAGACGATCCCGAAAATGCTGCAATTTGCGATGTTTGCATTGCAGCAATATCAGAGTCCGGAGCTGAACTGTCGCCGTCGAGTCCTCTGGCTTCGCCGCCCCACATGCTTGTATCGTCCGATTGTTCGTAATCTATGTTAGAAGGATCCACTTCGTCTGCATCTGGCAAATATGCACCTTTTGATAATCCTGCCGAAGACAATCTACTAGCAGATGGATCTGATAATGTAGTTAAATTACTAACTGGATTGGAAACTCCAGATAGAGATTGGTATAGGTTGGGAGGACCCGACATGGCACTTGTAGAGAATTCTGGTGTATTAAATGGCATAGCTATAACCTTCTTAACTATATTTATATGAGTTAATATATGCTATGTTTATAGTTAAATGGTTGCAATACATTGATTTATATGCTAAACTAAAAATAATGCAGTAATTTGCTAAGGAGAATAAAAATTAAACATAATTACCTAAATAATAAAGATATCTTGAAAGAGATACACCGTAGCAAGAGTACTTACTGTACTTTTATATCGCCAGACTATGCCGATTATGATATGATCATCCACGATATGTCAGAAATTACATCGGACAATATTCGTCAAGCACAGGAAACTCGAGCAGAACGTTTAGCAAAACTTCAACTCGAAGCCGCTGCTGCTCTTGGTGAAAAACGCAAACTAGATGAGTTTTTACTCCCAACAGAAGAAATACCTACCACAGATATAATTTTCCGAGTAATGACTTGGGCCCATGTGCCAATAAACGAAGCTGCTACTAAAAAGAGTCAAGACGCGGCAGACGAAGAAGCCGCTGCTCATACCGAATACGATGACGACGCCGACTATAAAGTACCAGCTGCAATAATTAAATACACTAAA